TGTTGATACTGCACATACAGGAGGAAACAAAATTGCAGGAACTACTGTTGATGCAGCAAACGTAATTGCACAACTTGGTTCTATTGTAGACGCTATCCCAACTACTATTTATGGATCTGAAGATCTTAATATATATGTATCTCAAAATATTGCTAGAGCTTATGTAAGAGCTTTAGGAGGATTTGGAACATCAGGATTAGGAGCTAATGGTACAAATGCTATGGGAACTCAATGGTGGAACAACGGAAGTTTAACTTTTGATGGAGTTAAAATCTTTGTTGCAAACGGATTAGCAGATAATACAGCAATCGCTGCTGAAAAATCTAATCTTTATTTTGGTACGGGATTATTATCTGACCAAAACGAAGTTAAAGTAATTGATATGGCTGATATCGATGGTTCTCAAAATGTGAGAGTCGTAATGAGATTTACAGCTGGAGTACAATACGGAATCGTAAGTGAAATCGTATCTTACGGAATCTAATATAAAAATAAACTAACTAAAGAGGGTGGGTAAGCCAAATTTGTGCCTACCTGCCCTTTTTTAATACAAAAAAACTATGGCTTGTGATTTAACAAAAGGTAGAAAAGAACCATGTAAAGATGTAGTTGGAGGTTTAAAAGCAGTTTATTTCGTTGATTTTGGCGATTTAGGTACTGTAACTAAGACTGACGATGAGATTACAGATTTATCAGGAACTTTTTCTGCATACAAATATGAATTAAAAGGTGGAAGTAGCTTTGAACAGGCTATAACGTCTTCAAGAGAGAATGGAACTACATTCTTTGATCAAACATTGTCTTTATCTCTTAAGAAATTAACTAAAGAAGATAATAAAGAATTGAAACTTTTAGCTTACGGTAGACCACACGTAGCAGTAGAAGATTATAACGGAAATGTATTTTTAATGGGATTAGCACATGGTTCTGACGTAAATGGAGGAACAATTGTTACTGGAGCTGCAATGGCAGATCTTTCTGGATATACTCTTACATTAAATGCACAGGAATTAGAACCAGCTAATTTTGTTAGTGGTGCAACTGCAGCGGATCCTTTTGCAGGAATGGCTAGTGCAACTGCAACAATTATAGAGGGTACTAACTCTTAATAATTTTTCATTTGGTTTTAAAGGGGGTAGCAGAAATGTTACCCTTTTTTATTATAACAAATTCAAAGTTTTTTTATTGTATTAATATGATTGTATTACAAGAGAGTGCAAGTGTGCAAACTATTAAATTTATACCAAGACAATTTACAATAGGTAATAGTTATAATATTACAATAGTAAATGAATCTACAAACGTAGAGGTATATAACCAGGACACTACGGGCATTTCTAGTGAGCTTTATTATAATTTATATAGTGATATATTTAATTTAAAAGAAGATGTATTCTATAACATTGAAATTAAAGATGCTAAAGTTATATTTAAAGATAAAATATTTTGTACAAATCAAACAAATTTACCAGAATATTCAATAAATAATGGTGAATATGTATCTAATCAAACTGACAACGAATTTATTACGTTCTAATGGATAATAATTTACACATAGTTAATTTAGCTTCTTACAACAGGCCTAAAATCAGCGAAGATAAAAACCGTGATTGGGTAGAGTATGGAGATGATAATGACTACTATTCTTATTTAATTGAACTTTATACTAATTCTACTACTAATCATTCTATTATAAATGGTGTTAGTAATATGATTTATGGTAAAGGATTAGATGCTCTAAATAGTAGTGCAAAACCTAACGAATACGCTGCAATGCGTTCTATTGTTTCTGATAGTTGTTTAAGAAAAGTAGTACTTGATTTAAAATTATTAGGTGAAGGTTCTTTTCAAGTTTTATATAAAAAAGGAGAAGTAGTAAAAGCAGAACATTTCCCAAGACAAACATTACGAGCAGAAAAATGTAACGAAGATGGAAAAGTAGAAGCATACTACTATCATCATAATTGGGCAAAAGTAAAGCGTAGTGACAAACCTCAACGCATAGCAGCTTTTGGTTTTGGTAACGGAAACGAGCCTGAAATTAAAATGGTAAAAAAATATGTATCTGGATATGATTATTATTGTCCAGTAGATTACCAAGGTGGTTTAGCTTATGCAGAATTAGAAAGCGAAATAGCAGACTACTTAATTAACGATGTACAAAACGGTTTTAGTGGAACAAAGGTAGTTAACTTTAACAATGGTGTACCTGATAGAGAAAAGCAATTACAAATTAAAAGTGATGTAATGCACAAACTCACAGGAGCGAGAGGTGAGAAAGTGATAATTGCATTTAATAACAACGCCGAGTCTAAAACAACAGTAGATGATATTCCATTAAACGATGCGCCACAACACTATGAATATTTATCTAACGAGTGTTCTGCTAAACTAATAGTTGCACACCGGGTAACAAGTCCATTACTTTTAGGAATTAGAACTGAAAATAACGGTTTAGGCTCTAATGCAGATGAAATAAAAACTGCTGCACTTCTATTTGATAATATTACTATTAAACCTTACCAAGACTTATTAACTGATTGTATAGATGACATTTTAGCAGTTAATGGTATATCACTTAAACTTTATTTTAAAACTTTACAACCTTTAGCTTTTATTGAAACAGATAATGCTATAACAGATGAATCACGTGAAGAAGAAACAGGAGTAAAACTTTCTGAGGAAAAACCATATGTTGATGATAGAATATTTGATCTACTTAATGACTTTGGAGAAGATGAAGATTTAGAAAATTGGGTATTAGTTGATGAAAGAGAGGTAGATTACGACCAAGAAGAAGCATTAGATAAAATGATTGGATTAGCTTCAACAGGAACTGCAAGACCAAATGCAAAAAGCGAACAAGATGGAGAGGTTGATGATATGAAATTTAAAGTACGTTATCAATATGCACCATTAGAAGAAACTATCAAAAAAGGTAAGAGTGTAAGTAGAGACTTTTGTCAAAATATGATTAAAGCAAAAAAGATATATCGTAAAGAAGATATAATGCAAATGAGTAAAAAAGCAGTAAACGCAGGATGGGGAAAATCTGGAGCTGCTACTTACGATATATGGTTATATAAAGGAGGAGGAGCATGTCACCATTTTTGGATGAGAAAGACATATATGGCAAAAGATGTAAAACCAGATGCAACTAACCCAAATGCAGAAATAAGTGTAAATAAGGCAAAAAAAGAAGGTTTTAAACCCGAAACTAACGACCCTAAAGTTGCAAAGCGACCAAAAGATATGCCTAAACAAGGATTTGTAAATAGATAAAAAATGGCACAAGCATTATTTGTAACAAGAAAAGATGTAGTAAAATTTACTGCTATGAATGGAAATGTTGACACGGACAAATTTATTCAATATGTAAAAATTGCACAAGATATACATATCCAAAACTATATTGGAACCGACCTTTATAACAAGATTCAATCTGATATTTTAGCATCTAGTTTAACAGGTGATTATTTAAGTTTAGTAAATGATCATATAAAGCCAATGTTAATTCATTGGTCTATGGTTGAATATTTACCTTTTGCAGCTTATACTGTTGCAAATAAAGGTGTATTTAAACACAATTCTGAGAATGCTGAAAACGTATCAAAAGAAGAAGTTGATTTTTTAATAGAAAAAGAAAGAAATACAGCACAATATTATACAGATAGATTTGTTGATTATATGAGTTTTAATGCTAGTTCTAAATTTCCTGAATACTATTCAAATAATAATGATGATGTATATCCTGATAAAGATACTAGTTTTGAAGGATGGGTGTTATGAAATACAAACCAAAACAAGAAAACGTAAATAAGTTAAAGCAATATTTTACTTATATAACAAAAACTAAAAAAAGTAATTGTATTAAATATGGCAAATAGCATAAATTGGGGGAAAATATATTGTTCTACGTGGTTTGGAGATACATCAGAAACTACTGATGCAATACCTTTATATTCAGCACCAACTTGTTGGGCAGGAGTTTTATTATTATCTGCCGATGACACAAATATTTTTGCTGATACAACACTTTATACTGCAGATGCAACACAAGAATAAAAAAACAAAAAATGGCTAAACAAACAATCAATATAGGAACTGCACCCAACGATGGTACAGGAGACCCTTTAAGAACCGCTTTTGATAAAGTAAATGACAACTTTACAGAACTGTATACAGACGATGCAGGAGATGTTGATTCGGTAAACGGACAAACAGGAGTCGTTACACTCGACACAGATGATATTTCAGAAGGAACTATTAATTTTTATAATGCAAACCATACAGGTGAGGTAACAGGTTCAGCTGCTTTAACTATTGCAAGTGATGTAGTGGATGCTGACAATTTAAAAGTAACAGGAAACGGATTTGCAGGTCAAGCACTTTTGTCTGATGGTGATGGTACATTTTCTTGGGGTTTTGCAGGTTTTTCATATACAGCAGGAGACGGATTAACTCTTAATAATTTTGAATTTGACCTCGATGCGAATTTAACAACCGTAACTTCAATATACAATACAAATTTAGAAATAGGAGGAGGCATAAGTGAAAATTATATCTCATTTGCTACTAATGACCAAATAAGTTTTTCCATTGGAGACGCTGAAAAAATGCGTTTAGATTCAGCATTTGATTTACAAGTTGCAGGAGATGTTGTAGCGGCTTCTACTGCATTCTCAGATGAAAGATTAAAAGATAATATTAAACCAATAGAAAACCCTTTAGAAGCCATTAAAAAGCTTAATGGAGTCACTTACGATTGGAAAGCAAATGGAAAATCTAGCGTTGGTGTTATTGCACAAAATATACAAGAAGTATTCCCTGAATTGGTTAAAGAAGTACAGCCAATAGGAGAAGATGAAAAAAGACTTACAGTAAATTACGATGGTCTTGTTGGTGTATTAATTGAAGCCGTTAAAGATTTATCAAATCAAGTCAACGAATTAAAAAAGTAAAAAATGGCAATATTTGCAGATTATACAAAAACAACATATACACAGTCGGAAACAGAAACTTATCAAGAAGATATAACTTATCCGATTGATTTACCAGATTTTCATCCTAAATATGAATTTCGTGGTCAAACCATTACGGAAACACTTCCAGTGATTAATGAAGAATCGACATTACATGAAAACGTATATATTGTTATAAGTCATTACAATTTTTACAAACTTATTTCAAATGAAGATGGGGAATATCTTTTTGATATTCAATTCTTAATTTACGCCAATAAAGATGACTATTTGAGTGACAAAGAAAGTTATATTATGGAAGATGATGCTATCGGAGAATTAAGATTAATTCAATCAAATGATGATTTAAGAAAAAAAGGATATGAAGTCCTTAAAAATTTACCACATATAAACAACACAATAAACGATTAAAAATGGCAGTACCTAGCAGCGGACAATTAAGACTAAATGCAGACATTAATCTCGAAATTAATGGAACAGGTACAGGCACTGACGTATCTTTAAATGGTTTATCCATAGCAGCAGGATTTACTGCTCCTAACGGAATGAAAGAATTTTATGGGTATACAAGTGCGGTTGCGCCAAGCGTTACAACAAACAATGCAACTTCGGTAACTGGAAGCCAAATTGTTGCTAATGGTAATGTAACAAGCGACGGTGGTGGCACAATAACTGAGCGAGGGTTTTATTTTGGAACAAATTCATCCGCAGCAACATCAAACCCGAAATACACGGTTGCCGGCACTACTGGTTCATTTAGCAGAACGTTTACCGGTTTAAGTGGTAATACAACGTATTATTATTGGGCTTATGCCACTAATTCAGTCGGAACAACAATTGGAAACAGAATCACACAAGCAACCCCATATGCTTATGCGTTTGGAAACTCAAAATGTTTTGTTGCAGCACCCTCAAGTTCAGCTTATGTGGCAAGATATTACAAGAATCTAAGTAATGCTTGGGTTCATATGGGTACAATGAATAAAGGATTCAGTGGTTGTTTTAATCACGAAATATCAGGAAGACAAAATCGAGGTCAAGCTGTGGGCGGAAGCGGCACTATATATACTGAATATTTTATGTATAAAAACGCCACTGGTGGTTGTAGCGCAAGAAATATTTATTCAATTTCAAATTCAGGCGGTTCTGTAAAAAACGGTGGATATTTTGTAAATTACAATTCTTGGACAAATGGTGAATTGTATTGGTACGCTTCATAAAATGGAAGATTTGAAGATAGCAGTAACGAATCTATTTGCACTTGGGATTAGTGTGAGCGAAGCAAATCCTTATCTTCAAACTGTATCTTTAGTGTTGGCGATAGGGTACACAATTATAAGTATAACAAAGAAACTCAAAGATAATGGCAAAAATTGATTTAGACGGAGATGGTAAAGCTGATGTTTCAATCAGTATCACACAAATAATAACAATAGGTGCAATGTTTGCTTCTATTATTGGTTCTTACTATACTTTAAGTGCTAAAATAGATGCTAATACCTCAGAGGTCTCAAAACTTAAATACAACGAAAAGGAATATACTTGGAAGAATCAAAGAGCATTAGAAGCAGAGGTTAGAGAAATAACCTTAGAAATGCGTGATTTTATGAAAGATTTAGAGTATTTAAAAGTAGATAAAAAAAGAAAGTAATGGATGTAATTAACGAATTTGTTGGTACGGCACTTAATTGGGTAAAGGATTGGTATATCACTAATTGGAACGGAGAGAGTTTTGATAGAATGAAAGTAATATTTGTATCTTTCTTTATACTTATGTTTTTATTAGCTTTATTTGTATGAACCTTAATCATTTTTCTTTATCGGAATTTGACAGTCCTGATTTACCTAATTCAGGTAAGAATATGGATAGTAACTTTCTTTATAAACTTGACCACGCAAGAGACATTGCAGGAATCTCATTCAAGATTACAAGTGGTTATAGAACAAAAGAACATAATACCAAAGTCGGTGGAGTACCAAACTCATCACACCTTATTGGAGTCGCAGCAGATATTGCAGTGTCAAATGGACACGAAAGATATGTTATACTATCTGCACTTATTGAAGCAGGATTTAGTAGAATTGGAGTCGCAAAAACCTTTATTCATTGTGACACAGATGACTCTAAGCAAAACTCTGTTTGGACATACTAATACCGTAGGAAGTACGCTATGGAAGACAAAAAAAAATTTAAAGATACCAAAGTAGGTCAGTTTTTATTAGAGAAAATACCTGACATTGTAGGAGCTGTAGCAGGTGATACATTAGCTGGAAATGTAATTCAAGCAATTATAGGAGGTTCAGAAATGAGCGATGATGATAAACAAGTTGCATTGAAAAAACTTGACCTAGAACGTGCTGAAATTGATGGAACAACTCGTAGATGGGTAGCAGATGCAAGATCAGGTAGTTGGTTAGCATCTAATGTTAGGCCTTTGACTTTAATTTTTTTAACAATAAGTTATGTTATTGGTTGGTACTTAAATTACCCATTAGACTCTATAACTGGATTGCTATCTATAGTAATAGGAGGATATTTTGGTTCAAGAGGAGTAGAAAAAGTATTTGGAAATAGTAAACATAAATAAAAATTGTTAATATGTTTATTGTAATAAAGT